TATAGGACTTATATTCCTCCAGTGAATTCTTGATCTTCACCACATATGAGAAGTTCTGATAATAGTCACGGTCTTGTAGGAATGTATAGGAACTTAAGTGTCCATCATCATTCAGATATCTTCCGTCATATGCATAAACACCGGTGATGATGGTTGATGTAGCCTGTGCTGTGCCGTCTCCTGATGCGGAAAGATTTATTGTTGGTTCTACTGTGTATCCTGAACCACGGTCGATGATGGTGATTTTTTCAATTGCTCCCAATGTGTCAGTTGACAATCTATATGAATCACCGTCACCAAGAATAGCAGTTGCTGCAATATTTGCACCAGAACCAGTTGAGGTTCTTACATTAGTTGTCGGTAAAGCAAGTTGGGAATAGCCGAATCCACCGGTAATCCAACCGTTATTAGCCGTGAATTGAACCTGTTGGATTGCACCATTTGCATGAATAGCCTTGACTTCCGCATTTGCACCCCGTCCATTGATAGAATTGAATTCAATTATGTCTCCGACGGAATAGTTGGTACCACCATTTATGATTTCCAGACGACCCAGAATACCAATGTTTTTAATAAAAGTGTTTGCAATAGCATCAGCAGAAGGAACAGAAGTATAGTTTTCTCCTCTATTGTTCAATTCCATAGAAACAATTGGTCCAACCGGACCATAAGAAAATGATGCAAGTGAATTTATAAGTGTTGCATTTACATTGGGTGTAACGATAGTTTGGTTCAGATTTGAATAGATCGTGTTTCCGATTGCAGTATTTGCCTCCACTTGAATTGCACTGGTATAAATGTTATAGGTATTCGGATGATATGTACCGGAAGTATCTACTGTAAGAATCCTTGCATTTGCACCGGTACCATTACCACCACTGAAAAGTATATATTCACCGCCCTTGAATCCTGCACCGGTAGAAAGTACCTGCATGGATGAAATATTACCGGATGAAACCTGTGAAATAGTTGCCGTTGCACCAAAACCTGTATTAGATTCAATGACAACATTGTTTCCGATTGCATAGCCGGAACCTGCGTTTTTGATGGTGATTGAATTAAGAATACCACCGAAAACGTTAGCAGAAATTGTTTTTGTTTCACCCTCTTCCGTGAATGTGGAGAATACCGTTTCGCCATTAGTGAATATGCCGATATCGGATGAGATAATCAATTCATTGATCTGTGTACCATTTTCATAGAATCTATCAACCTTTTCAATGATTGCGGATGCATTTGAGGTATTGCCCTTGGCTACCCTTGAGACGAAATTCTGCAAGGCAACCAAATCTGTATTAGCAACACCACCAACCCTTACGTCCTGAACACGAAGTGATCTTTGGATGTACCATTTACCATCAGATGCACGTAGAACATCCAATTTAGGATAATAAACATCTGCTTCATTACCGTCAGTGAGGAGTCTCAAAAGGAATTTAAGTGATTTTTCGGAACCCTTGGACCTATAGAAGTCCAACACATGCTTAAGGATAATATCCTTGTCTGCTTTGATGTTTGTTGGTAAAATACTCAGGAAGTTCTGATAGAATTTCTGAGAAAAATCAGCAATTGTCTTATCTACATCCACATAATCAAGTAGGTTTTCGGCCCGTTGGATTAACCTACCTTGGTTGAGTGTTGGTACTGTCTCCTCCAGAAATTCATAATATGCCTCAAGGAAAGCAACGAAAGTCCGGTGATCGTTTCGTATATAAAAAGGTATTTGAGTATTGACTAGATTGCTGACATGGTTATTTGCCATGTTTACATTCCATTCTCATCTACTGCAATTGTCTGGATGCTGGAAAAATCATTTTCATCTATATCCAGAATACGATTACGGAGAGGATATATTGTTTCCGAAAGTGGTCGGATATTGATTGTGAGTATATCATTGGCATAGTTTGCATTTGGTATTAAACCAATAGGTCTAAAACCATTGATTCTCACAATTCCCTTATCATAATCAATAGTACCTGCTGCACCATTAACGATGACCTTTTCGCCGTTTGTCTTATAGTAGTAGGTTCGAATTTCACCGGTTCTGTTCTGTAGAACAGCAAGTGCGGTACCGCCATTTCCTTCTCTGCCGACAATGGAGACAGTTGCTCTTGTGTAATTGATACCGCGGCTGGTAATTGTAATTGAGGTAATGCGTCCGTTGACTACTTTGGCTACCGCGGCTGCACCTATTCCATCACCGGTTATAACAATTGCCGGTGGAACTGAATATTCAATACCTGGATTAATGATATCTATGGAATCAATACCTGAATATGAGTCAGGAATTTCTTCAAAATAGACGTTTCTATAAACACCATTGATATCCTCAACTGTCACCGCAGGATATGAATATAACTTATCCTGTGATGAGCCTTTATATAGAGGTGTGTTGAAGTTAAGTGTATAGTTTTTTGTCTCGAGTAGTGTTGGCTCAAATCGTTTCTGGAGATATACATCCAATTCGGATGATGTGATTGAATTATCTACAGAATCAATCATTCTCTGAAGGACGGAATTGCGGAATATGGATGAGAATGTTCTCAATTCCGAATCACGATAATCAATGATTGTGGTTCTGATCAGTGCAGCTAGTTCATTATCATCAAGTGAAGTGAGTCTGCTATCAAAATAGACCTTGGAATTAATGATGAAATACACATACTCAGGATCAACAATTTCTGCGGTGACTGTTAATACAGAACGATTTTCCAGAATCTTTTTAACAATTCGCTGTTTTTCAACCAATGAAATTGCATAGCCATCAACCGGACTCATTGAGATGAATATTTTTCCATAGATGGGTGGATCATTTTCTTCACCACCCCAAACGGAAGCGGAATAAATATTCGGATAGTCTTTCAGAATGATAGATTTATAATCTTCCGTTGTGACTGCACGATTCTGTACGGTATAGTGTATCGGTGCACGATAACGAATCTGTTCAATTGTTTCCTTTTTGGCTCCGCCAGCGGCAGCCTTGACGGAACTAACAATGACATTATCCCTGTAACCATCTATTGTCTGCACCAATGAGAAACTATTTGCTTTGTTTGCACCAGTTCCCTGTGTGTCAATATAACGGATTAAAACAATGTTGCCGTTAGAGAGTGATTTGCCAAGTATACCGTCACCAAATGCAATGGTATATGAGCCATTGGAGTCTGGATTCTCCTCAACAAAATATATTGCTGAATTAGACCTAAGTTCGGTTAAATCTTCTGCTTTATTGTAGTTATAGATGAGTGTGTTGGAAGAGGACTCCTGTACTGTCACCACTATGGTATCAAGATCAACAGAACCGGATGGAATGGTATATCTTCTCTTGGTGTTGGTTGGTGATACAGTGTAAGTCATTGTCTGCAATTCACCCTGTTTCAGGTGAACATTATTGAAGTGGAATGCACCATTTGCACTTTTGGTTGCATTGTTTGAATTGACGGCCAGGAAATTATATGAGATGCCATCAATGGGCTTGGACAGAAACTGTGTGTATTTTGGTAGTGTTGCTGTCTGTGAAACCTGATTTTCCATTAAAGACGGTGTGACTGTGATGTTCACAATAGAGGTTGCGGCCCTTTCGCCAGCAGGAACATAATTCATCAGTTTTGCATGTGAGACTATAGAATTACGTAACTGTGCGGTGTCAATAAACATCTCATTGGCTACCTGGTTCAGATAATAGCCAAGATAGTGTGAATTGTAGGACAAAACATCCAGCAATGCATTCATGCCGGAACCTTCGAAGTCATAATCCGCAAATTCGTTCTGACCTCTAAGGAATTCCTTTAGGTTATTCTTGATTGAACCAAAGTCCAATTCCGTTATTCTGAGTGTTGAATTAGCCTTTGACATATTTTACCGAATTCTTTCCAAAAATACTTGTGTGGTATATGGTTCTCTACGATTCAATGGCTTGAATACAATTCTAGCGGAATATCCATTTTCATCCGGTTTGGATTGTACCATTACATCTATTAGTTGTGCCCTTGTCTCAAAGTTAGTTATCACCTGAATGATTGCATCCTTTAACTGGTTAGCAGTCATGATGTTGATATTTTCAAACAATAACTTTTGTGCATTTGAACCAATGTGTGGTTGGAATGGCTTCTCATAAAAGTTCAAAAAAACAAGGTTACGGATTGATCTTGCAATTGCCTCAACTCCGACTTTTTTGGATAAATCACCGGTGATTGGATGCACCCTGAAATCAAGGTCCAAATCTGTGTAATCTACTTCCCTTGAGATTTTCTGTATATTTGTGATCGTTGCCATACCTCTATTTAGTTATTTCCCTAGTATGCTGAAACATCACCAGAGTGTCCGGATGGTTTTGTGGATGAAGGTATATGACCGGCCATATCTCCGGCTGCATTGTCACCAACAGCAACGATAACCAACTTACCACCAATTCGGACAGTGTTTCCGACCACGGAAATTAATCTTCCTTCTCCATGGGTATTTGGATCACCTTCTACCGCCCAAAGTTTACCATTTACTCTCACGGTGGTCTGTCCCTCAACATTGGTGGTTGCACCACAAAATCTTGAATCACCATGCCTATGTGCTTGTACCATGTGTTTTCCTATGGGTTAAGATCAATTGTAGCTGCTTTGTGTACAGCAGCACCGGAGGCTTCGGTAAGGAATGATCCGCCCATTTCCATGATGGTGGAAGAACCTGATTGTGTGGTGATCATTGTTCCAGCATCAACTGTGACTATGGCATCAGAGGCAATTCCAAGTCCGCCATGTGCTGCATAGTAACTGTTACCATCTGCTGACTGCTCAATGCTACCCAATACCTTTGTATTTTGGTTTCCTTTTACTGCAACCTCTTGGTTTCCCCTTATTACATTATTTTGGTTTCCATGTACCGTTGTCTCCATATTGCCCTCTATGATATTGTTCATATTACCGGTCACACGAAGATTATAATCTCCTACCACTTTCATGGATGCTGCACCTTGAACGGTAACATCTTGATGTCCAGAAATAAGAACCTTGTTATCACCCATTGTAATCTGATAGTTATCTTTCAGATTCTTGATAACCACATCACCGTTCGGATGCATGGTCATACTTGTGCCAGCTCTATGTTTAAATTCCATAAATTCCTCACCCTTCTTATCTGACATACCTATAGTATGCCCGGAATGAGAGATAAATCTGGTATTCTCACCTTGATTTTTTGTGCCGTATTTCGGTGTTTTTGGCTCTTCCCAGTCCGACATGTTATCCGCCATGATATATTAACCTCCCAATTTCGTTCTTACTGTAGATATTCTTGATTCAATCATTTTCCTTGCCGCATTACCATCACCTGATAATTTCTGGAACATTTCCCTGAAATCAGCAGCCTTCTCCGGCAACATTTTGTCCAAGAATTCCTTAGGAATATTGGAGCCGGGCATAAAGGATGCAGCACCGCCTTGTGACTTGATTCCGGAGGTGAGTGAAACAAACAATTCCTTAGCCTTGTCTATAAGATCGGATGCTTCCATTTTAATTTTGCCGTTTGCATCCATTTTCATGGGTAACTTTCCAAATGCACCAACTGCTTCCATTGCTATCTCCGGCAAGGAACCAAGATCACCAATCTTATCATCGGTCATTATCTTGTTCATTGCTTCATATAGGTCCTTCACATTTTTTACATCTTTCAATGTTTCAACCATGTTTGTTGCAAAGGTTGCTGGGTTCACACGTTTTGCATCCTGCATGAAACCATCCACATTTGTTGGTATGAAACTACTGGATGTTTTAGCCATGTTCTCCATTGCGGTAAACACTTCCGGTGGTATCTTTTCCTTTAATAGGTCAAGTAACGGACCCTTGAGGTGATCAAACATGCCGGAGATTGAGAATGTTGCACCGGGCAATGAGTCACCCATTGTTTTGGTGAAAGTGGATGCCTCTGGTGATCTTGCTGTGGCTACATTTTTAACAGGTGGCACCTCGGTTGACATTTGTGGATTGGCGGAATTCTGTGTAGATAATTCTTTGCGGTCAAAAATTGATAACTGCTTCACGGATTCTATGATGGGTTCAAGTTTTGATTTTGTAGAACCAATACCATTCATAACGGCCCTTTGTGCCATTTTTATTGGACCGGAAATATCTTCATTGATCTTTTTTTCAAATGATTCACGGATACTCGCAAGTGAGATATTGCCAGCCATTTGTGGATTTGACTTCTGTTTCTGTGAACCAACGACGGATGTAATCTGTCTTATAGAGGGATTAGTCTTGTTCACCTGTGCAATGATACGTGTACCAACTTGTGGTGGTGAATGTCCATCCGAACCAAACCCACCGGATGGTTTCAGAATGTTGACCCATGTTGTCTCCTGTTCAGCATTCATTCCATCAATAGATTCACAATGGATTTTCACACGTCCCAACCCCTCCGGATCATCAACCGAAGTGATAAATCCTGATTGTGGTATGAAGTTTTCCTGCATTAGTTTCTCCCCTATAAAACCGCATCAGCAACTGTTTCACTTACACAGTCCAACGTGGTTGTTGCAAAACCACCTGCTTTATATGTATGTGATAATGAACAGATCAAATAATCTCCAGAACCATATTCAAGATCACCCTTAGTGGTTTTATCCTTTGAATAAAATGCTGCATTAACAACTGAACCAGCATGTAGATTTGGATTGAATGGAACAGTCATACGCAAAGCAATCTTATCTTGTTCCAATAGGCTCATTCTTGCTTGTCGTAAATGTAGATACTTTTCAACACTCACATCACATCCTTCGGATGAACCAGAATCAGTCATTCCATATTTAGTGAGACCTGCACCAATTCCAAATGCTTTCAATTGGTTTCCAAATAGTGATAATATTCCGTTCTGTAAGTTCTCAATAATAGAAGATGAATTACCACCTACACCATTCATCAAATCGGACAAAAGATCAAAATCACACGGAAACTCATAGGACATGATTGACCAGGGATTTGCAAAACCTGCACCGGTTGAACCTTTTTCATTCCAAACATAATTTGCAACCACACCAGCCTTTGCCATATTTGCAATTGAACGGAAATTATGTGTTCCGGTACCATTTTCATATGTCATAAAATGCACAAAAGACGGATCATCACCATTGGCTAGTGCTGCTTCCGCTTGTTGGGCTACAACTTGATATGGATGAATATTGGTTGCTGAATAGTTCCTTCTCGGTGCAGCATTTTCGATATTGACATTTGTTGCTCCTACACCGGAAAGCACTTCGGAAACAATATCGGATGGTGAAGTACATACCCATTGTTTAGCAACACGATTCATTGCATTGGTGAGTGCAGTGGAATCAATTGCATTCATTGCATATGTTTCCAACTGCATGTTCATCATTTTTCGATTATCAATGCGATAAACAATTTGCTCAAAGGCAAGTTCTGCATCCATGTCCTTCTTATAAAGAACACAACTCAGTTTCTTGCCCTTGAAACGGTTAAGGTCCTTGACCTGACCATCTGGTGCATAATAGATTGGATCCTGCACTTGTACAGTGGTATGTAGAGAAGGTGTTAATAGACTTTCCACACAAACCACCGATTCAATAGAGGATTCAAATAAATAAGAATCAGGCACACCTTCCACTGTGATACCCAAAACCGTTGAGCCATCTCCAATTGGTGTTGCTTGAGCAAGTGGACTTTTATTTGGTCCGATATCTGTTGGTCCAATTGACATTAACGAATAATCCTACGTGAGGTTGCTTTTCTTGCACCATGCTTAGCAATTAGTTCCTGGAATTCGGACAACACTTGTGCTAGATTTTCCTTTTTGAGTAGTTTGATGTTCCTCTTTTTATCATTTTGAATGTTTTCCCATGCAAGGCAATCAATGGCTTCACGTGTCTTTAGAACCTCTATTGACTGTCCGTTGGAAAGTGTCTCCACTTCATAAGAAGAATCTGGCAAAGCATTATATGCAGTCTCATCAATTTCCATTTCGATTTCATTATAGACATTGGTGTTCATATCGGTTCGCTTGATTCGTTGTGTATAATGATGAACCTGATTCGCTGCATTTTCAATACTTCCGTATTTCTTGGAGATATACTTGGAAAATGCATCGGTTTTCATCGGCCAATCAAACTGTGGATTGATCATATCATTCATATAGAGAATGATCCAATGGTGTTCGGAATCACCATAATACTTATGAGCAAGGTTTTCCGGTGTGTCCTTTTCTTTTATGAGATATTCATAATAACCAAAACCGTTACTTTTTGTCTCCGGGAGGATACCAAGTCGTATGAATATGTTGGTGACAATATCTTTTTTACGGTATCGGTCCTTGGATATATCATATGCAACAAGTGGAAAAAGATCAAAGTATTTGGACATGTATCAGAATCCTTGCATGATTCGAAGTTTTGTTAGTGTTTCAAGTTCCTTGAATTCTATCTGTAGGCGACATGAAACCGGTGCACCGGATGTGAAAGTTGAATAAATGCCCTGTGGTGCATAATCCACACTTATCTTGGAGAGTGCACAGGTATTTATGCGCGGAATATTCAGATTTTCCTTGCCGCGATTAAAGAAGGTAATATCAAACTCTGATGGTGGAATATACATGAAAGAACCAAAACTGCTTTCATATTCCGGTGCAGCATGGAAACGAAGTGTTTTAATAATCTGATGCATTGCTAATGTTTCTTCCCCACTGGAAGGAGCAAGCAGAAAATCAAATTGGAATGTTCTTTGTAGTGTTGTTTTGAAAAGGACCTCTACTCTTGGATTGACAGGTCTTTGTAGCATCTGTGATGCACGCATTGCACCATTAATGCCACCATCTATCATATTTGAGAGTCCCTTTAGTCCTTTACCTACCGCATTGTCACCCGTGAAACTAGAGACACCTTGCAATACACCTGATGCAAGGCCTGTACCGATTGACGTCAAACCCACATCTTCATATTCATTGTTCATATCATAAACCACAGTATTTGGCATATAAAGTGCAATGGATTCAACAATTCTTCTAGTCTGTCTTGGAATCAAAAGACGTGTATCTGTACCGAAAGATTGGCCTGTTGAATCGAACCACTTCTTGTCCATGTTGAAACGAAGTACATCAGTTTTGGACAATTCAGCATTGCCATTCTGTCCCTGACCATTCAACATAGTGAATGTCTTTAATTTACCATCAGAAGTTGTTATTTCATTACTGAAGCGGTTTCCTTCCTGTACATTTATATTGATGACCATGTAATGTCCATTATAGGACTGCTCGCCGAGATCAGAGGGAAACTTCCTTTGTGTAAAGTCATATTTTGATTGGAAAAGATCATCATCATCAGGAACATTATTATAATCACCCACTGTTTCAGAAGCAACAGCAACTGTTGCTTGACTAGCCTGCACACCAGCATTGGTGGCGAGATTATTATTAAATATCCACCCAATACCGGAATCCATGAACTGAAACCAACTATCTTCCTCTGCCACTACTTTTTGTCCTTATAAATACTGCTACAAGGGTATTTATATGGCATTGCAGCAAGGTCGGTTCATTCCGAGAAATACTAAAAAATATAATGGAAATAACATCAAAGATATCCGTTTCCGTTCTGGATGGGAAAGGAAGGCTATGGTTTTCTTTGACTTGAATCCAAATATTATAGAATGGTCTTCCGAATCTGTTGTCATTCCCTATATCTCACCCATTGACGGCAGGAAACATCGGTATTTTCCTGATTTCCTTGTCAAACTAAGAACTAAAGATGGTACTATCAAAACATGCCTCTATGAAGTGAAGCCAGCAGCACAAACAAGACCACCAAAACAAAAGAAAAAAACCAAACGGTTTCTAGCAGAAACACACACATGGGTTGTCAATAGTGCCAAATGGGAAGCAGCAATGAGATATTCCGAACATATGGGTTGGGAATTCACCCTGTTGACCGAAAATGAACTTGGTATAAACGGCTAAATAGTACATGGGCATATTACTAGATACATTCAAAAGAAATTTAGCCGGTGCAAAGTTGAGGAAAACCACTTCCGCAAGGAAATGGTTATTCAATAAGGCTAACGGAATATCGGTTAATAGACAAAAGATGCTTCGATCAGGCACTGTTTCGGAGATGCTCATCGGACAGTTATTTTTCTTCTTTTATGACCCCAAAACCAAGGCAACGTTACCTTATTATGATAGGTTTCCTTTGGTGATACCGATTGAACCATATGGTGATGGTTTCCTCGGACTAAATCTGCACTATCTGGAGCCAGGTCTCCGGGTAATTCTTCTGGATAAACTGTTTGAATATGCAAATAACAAGAAAATGAATAAAACCACCAGGATGAAATTGTCATATTCACTTATCTCTAGTGCTAGTAAACTTGAAATTGCACAACCTTGCATAAAACGATATCTCTATTCACATATCACCAGCAAGTTTATATATGTGGAACCGGAAGAATATGACCTTGCTGCATTCTTACCAACGGAAATGTTTGTTGGTTCAACCAAAAATCATGTTTGGAAAGATAGCCGGAGTAAGTTTTAATGTCAACATTCTCAATTACCAATGCAATAGATGTGAATGATTTGAATACATTCCGTTCTACCATCGAAAGATATGGTGCTGGACTTGCACAGTCATGTCGTTTCATTGCAACGGTACATACACCATTGTTGCTTTCACAAAGATCGGGTGAATATTCACAACTAGGAAAAGATATGTCATTCCTTTGTGAACAGGCTGAATTTCCAGGTCGTGCATTTACCGTCAATGAGAATCGACATTATGGACCTAGTTCCAAATATCCGGTTCAGACTACATATACAGATTTGACGCTGAATTTCATCGTCCGTGACAAAATGTTGGAGAAGGAATATTTTGATGACTGGATGCAGTTAATCAATCCAAACGATACATATGACTTTAGATACAAAAAGGATTATGTTGCGAGAATTGATATCATACAATATTCTGCTGGTGCTGTTAAGTCTCCTATTACCGGGGACAATAAAAGCATACCTACATATAAAGTTACGATGATAGATGCATTCCCAATAGCAATTGCTGCAATGGGACTGGTATGGGGAGAAGAGAATTTCCATCGTGTTGCTGTGACATTTTCATATAATGAAATCATAAGAGCATCTGATCCTACCAAGAGAAGATATGATTTGGTTGAAACTAACATGGGTGGTAAATCAAAAATGGTTACAGGCTCTATTTTAGGTTCTAAATCTGCTGATTTTTTTAACGTGATACACTCAAGATAAGGATGAATGATTATGGCACTACCAATTATTACACAACCAACACACAAATTGACATTACCTATTTCCAAGATCAGTGTTACTTTCCGACCTTTCCTGGTTAAGGAAGAAAAGATACTTCTACTAGCAGCAATTGGAAAAGATGCTACTGAAATCACCAATGCAATCAAACAAATTGTCTCCAATTGTCTTATTGGTGAATCAGTTGATGTTAATTCATTACTCGCGGTGGATATGGACTATCTGTTCCTTAACATTAGAGCAAAGTCTATCGGAAATAAAATAGACCAGGAATTCACCTGCAACAACAAGATTGGTGAAACCACATGTGGAAACGCCATGATTGTTCCGCTGTCCGTTATGGATGTAGAGGTGTCGGAAGGTCCGAAAGACAAAAAGATCATATTGAATGAAAGCACAGGTGTTCTGATGAAGTATCCTTTGTTCAAGACATATGATGAAAATGATGTGAACGTCGGATATGATATGTTGATCTCCTGTCTGGATTCGGCATTTGATGAAACACAGACATATTCATTCAAGGATCAAACAAAGGAAGAAATTATTGAGTGGATTGAGTCTTTGACTAAGAGTCAATTCCAACTATTACAAGATTGGTATGATAGTTTACCAACAATGGAACTAAAAAAGGCTTTTAAATGCAGCAAATGTGGGTTTGATCATGAGGTAAACATAAGTGATCCAATAAGTTTTTTTTAACATTCCTGTCGCATGATAGCGCAGGAAACTTCTATAAGATGAACTTTGCTCTGATACAACACCATAAGTGGTCTCTCAGTGATATTGAAAATATGATACCATTTGAAAGACTGCTTTATATTGATCTATTATCTTCACACATGAAAGCAGAACAAGATAAACTTAAAGACGAAATGCTTTTAGCAAAATCGAGAAGTAGAAGATGAGCAACAAACTTAAACTAAAAAACAAGCCAGGTGCAAGTAGGTACCTAAAGGGATTCTCCATTATGGGTATGATGGGAATCACACAGGCAGTTGAATCTGCACTGGAGAATCCGGATGGTACATTTACTCAAGCAACACAGAAAAATTCAACCAAATTAACGGCTCTATCCAAGACTGTTAAATCTATCAGCGTTGATACGAAGTATATTCGTAAGGCAGTGGATAAGTTTGACAAGAAACTGGATGCAATTGCAGATTTAATAGAAGAAGGTTCCGGCTCGGGCTTTGGATTACTTGACGGGCCGGATTTCAACAGGCGACAGAGTAATCCAAAAAGTATTAAAGGAGCAAAGGGTCTAGGTGGAGCAAAGGGTCTAGGTGGAGCAAAGGGTCTAGGTGGAGCAAAGGGTCTAGGTGGAGCAAAGGGTCTAGGTGGAGGTCTTGCTTCTATAGCAGGTACAGCAGGTACTTTATTATTAGCATACGGCATAACAAAAGTTTTAGCTGACCTAGATACCAATGAAGACGGTTCAACAATTGTAGCGGAATGGTTTAATGAAAACGTTTTTGACCTTGATGGTAAAATGTTTGAATTGACCGGCATGGGTATTGATAGAAAAAAGAATCCGTTAAAGAATCAAGGATCAAAGAAACCAGTCGGATATAAGGCCGCGTTTTTGGCACAACAAAACAGGGGCTTGCCTTCTCGTAAACCAAAACCCAGTTTCATGGACCGTTTCAATTCAGCGGAAACCACTGTAAATAAGACAAACACCACATTCGGTAATGTTGGTGATATTATTCCCAATCTGTCACCCACAGAACAGGCAATGATTATCAATCAACAATTGGATATCCGCAATCCAAAAAATGCCGGTGGAGGCGGTGGAGGCGGTGGTTGGGAAGAAGATGTACCGGTGAGGGCAACCACAAGAAAGAGGCCCAAATCAAAGCATCGTGGTGGTTGGGAAGAAGATGTACCGTTGAGGGCAACCACAAGAAAGAGGCCCAAATCAAAGCATCGTGGTGGTTATCACAATAATGCAATTGCTGATCGGGTTAATTTCAACCAGACAAACAATAATTATGTAACAAATAACAATATGTCCAGCCAGATGATAAGGGAAATCTCACCCACCGAACAAGCAATGATTATTCGTGAGAGACTCAAGGGAATGAGCCAAATTCCAGGAATGTCTGGTGGATATGCATCGGGTGAAGGTGTATATGGTGGAGGTGTATATGGTGGTGGAGGTGTATATGGTGGAGGAGGAGGCGGTGGAGGAGGTGACGGAGGAGGCGGTGGAGGAGGTGACGGAGGAGGCGGTG